CAATACTCTACGGCTATAGATAACCCAAGACAATTGCTCTGGGCTGTTGAGGTTGATAGGTGTATCACCCATCAGCTTACGAACATGCACATTCAAGTCGTCAATAAGTTGACGCTTCTCCTGTTCAAACTCTTGACGCACCTCATCCAGCTTGCTGGTGTCAACAGTAAAGCCACGCTGATATATACGTGACAGACACACTGCTACCTCATTAGTAAGTGTTACTGTGGGCATCAACGCTGCATCAGCTTGTGTATTAAGGCGATACACTAGCCTGTCAGACAGTTGCTGCGTAGCATGTAGGTCAGCAGACAAGTACTCACACAACTCATTATAAGGTATGTCACGAGTGGAGTATCCTTGTTTAAAGTACTCCTTGAGTGTGTCCTGCTTCTTAGTGTCCAACTCGTAGCGTTCTGCACAAGCCTCAAGAGACAATGGCTCTTTGATACCACGCTGTAGCACGTACTCTGCCAGCATCGTGTCGAACACTGGACCATCATAGGTAAAGCCAGACTCCCATAGCCACAGTAAATCGTGTGCTGCGTTGTGCATGATAAGCACCGTGGCTTGGTCCAACCAATCCTGCACCATTTCCCTGCCAAATCCTGTGGCTGGCTCTTCACTGTGGTCAAAGGTAACGATAGCCTTGTTTCCTTGGTCACTCAGCATACCCACCATAGTCAGTGAGTTCTCTGGCTCAAAGGGGTCAAGGTGCATCTTACCACCACGCTTGGTGACAGTGTTCTCTACATCAAGTGTTAGCTTCATCCCTCATACCTCGCTGTCAGATAGTCCAACTCACAGTTCACCATACCGTGCCAGCCATTCAGCTTGTTCTTCACGATGTTCATATGGCGTAGTGGACTATCCTCTTCCTGTCCTTGAACTGTTGGTGACTTGCCAATCAGTATCATTAGGTCAGCCTCTGCAGCTTTACCTGTACGAGAGCCTTCCATCATAGACTGATTAAGCTGTGACCGTCCTTCTGCCTCTGCCGATAGCTGCGACATGTAGAATACAGCACAGTTATACGTCTTGGCAATCTGCCTTGCATGAATGGCGCAAGCCTTGAGTGCTTCGTCAGGGCGTGAGAAGCTACCAGCGGTCTGGAACTTATCTCCCATGTCAAGCACCAGTATGTCAGGTTTGTATGACTTGCATACAGACTCAACCCAATTCATGTCACGACCACCTGCTTCTTTAATCTTGATGTTCTGTCGCACTGGTTCATAGAGAGACTTAGCCATAGCCATGTTGGCCTTGACATCTCTAGCTGACATACCAGCAGCGGCTGTCAGGTATCTAGCACCGACACGGTGGGTGGGTTCCTCATTACACAAGATGACACACTTCGCACCTTGTGATGCGAACCCACCCGGTGCGGCTATCAAACTGGCATGGAAGGAAGTCTTGCCAGTGTTGGGCCTCGCACCAACCTCAATCAACTGCCCGTCACTAACACCTTCTACCTTACGTGTTACGCTGGCTATGTTGAAAGCCCACTTGGCCTCTAGTTCTGCCTTTGCCATCAGCGTTTCAATAGTGATGTCATCCCACTCAATATTAAGGTTGGGCGTGAAGTCATCCCCATATTGTTCAAGCAGATTACGCAATGCCTCAAGCGTAGCGGCTGAACCGTTGACCATATCGAAACCTATATTGGCTACGTCCTCACCTATAACCTGTTGAAATAGCTTGGATAATACCTCCTGTGCTACATCACCGCCCATCGGCTGCTCACGCTTGATGGTAGTGAACAGGGATGAATACGCTTGCTTCTGCGCCGTAGTCAAAGTGGGATTGTTGGACATGAACAATGCCTCAATCTCATCTGGCGTTACAGTACGCTCGTACCTGTCCATAGCTGTGTCGATAGACTCCTTAATCTTTCGCACGTCTTTGCTGAACAAGCGTGTTGGACAACGCGAACCGCGATGGTCATCGTAGAACTCCTTATCCATTAGGCTTCTTATCAATGTAAGTTCCATTGGCTATTCTCCTATCTGTTTGCGGAGAGCGTCTAGCTTCTCCATGTCTGTCGGGTTTCTATATTTTATATCGTCCACCAACCTCAATACGCGAACATCCGAAACGTGTCCTCGTAACTCCTTCGCCATAGCAAGTGTCTTAGGTAATGCATCGGGGTCTAATGCTATGACTGCTGTTGAGAACTGTGCGAGATACCTTCTATGCGAATCTTGGAGACTTGTACCAAGAAGCGCAACCCCGACAAAGGAACCATAACCAACAATGGCTGCACTCACACAGTCCTCAACAACTACTGCGACTTTACCACAACCAAAGGTGTATGGCAAGCCACTATTTCCGTATCGTTTCCATTTGGGTATACGTTTACTTAATGACCTGCCAGTGGCATCCACTAGCTTGCCATCATGTACGATGGGAAATACCACGCGGTCTTCCTTGACATCATACATCAGAGAATGTTCATCCTCATGGACGCCCCATTCAGCGCACCACTTAATCACGGCACGTTTGCCACGGTGCGGTACGATGTACTGTGGCATCTCAAACTTGTCATCAGCAAAATCTTCTGCCCCAACAAAGCCACGTTTAATATCATCTACTGTCAGGTGTACGCGAGAGCCGCCCGATACAGAACAAGATACCTTGTAACAGTTCCACATGAGACTACCCATGTTGTTGGTTACAGTGAATGTCTTGTATCCATTACAAGCAGGGCAGTTCATGCGTTTGGTTTCCCCATTACGCACACCTAATTCACTTACTATGTTATATATATTACTCATGTATATATCACTTTCTCTGCGGCAGTTAAGTGCTTTTACCATGAGATTTACGCGCTGTCAATGCATTATTTGCAGAGGCATACGTATTCTTCATGTAAGGCTTAACCGACTGTGGGTTACTGTGTCCTGTTACCGACATGATTTGTCCCATAGGTACACCAGCCTCGACCATTTGTGTCGTGCCAGTACGCCTTAGGTCCATCAGTCGTAGTTCGTCAGGCAGTCCAGCTTCGCGCATGACAGCCCTTCCAGCTTTGGATAGCCTCTCCATACTGTAAGCATGGTAGGAGCCGCCTACGGGCGTTACACGGGGTGCTACGTAGGTTTGGAATCCAAAGTCTTCCTGTTGTTGTTTCAGCATGGACAGTAAGTCATCATCAATAGGTAATGTGACCGTAGCCCTGCGCTTAGATTGCTCAAGATATAGTTTCCTGTCAGGAAAATCTAAGTTATCCCACGTCAGAAGACGCATATCACCTAGACGTTGACACCATTCGTATGCCATGTGAACTATCAATCCTAGACTACGCCACTGAAATTCATTGTATGCAGTGTCAAGAAACTGACGCACGTGGTCCTCTGACCATACCACTTTACGTTGTGGTGCTGTCTTACGCTTAACACTGGCAAATGGATTGACCGTTGCGTACTCCATCTCAATAGCATAGCGATACACAATAGATGAGACAGTACAGGTGTGATTGGCGAGGCTAATGCCCCGCGCAACCCACTCTTCGTAAGCGTGTTTGGCTTGCTTACTTGTCAACTCATCATACTTTACATCACCAAATTCTTGACACATTACACGCAAGAAGTATTGATAGTCTTGTTTAGTTCTATCGCGTAACATATTGTAATCATTGGATGTATAGTACTTGTCAACAAGTTGCTGCACGGTCTTCATCTATAACTCCCCATCTCTGTAACGCCCTGCACTATATCCCATGCTGGGTCATCATCATCCCATACATCTACTGCCGTTACATCACATGATGTAATACCCTCTTTCAATAACCTATCTATGGTAGCAAATGCCGCCTCTTCTGAAGCAGCATATGTATCATAGGATAGGCAACCAATACACCACTCAGGTGCAAACTGTACTACATAACGCTTCATGCCGCTAACAACTCCTTGAACTGCTTGCTATCTACCCAGCGAGATACCTTCTCCTCACGCTCCCACATGGAGACAGCATCGGTATCCTTGCCAGTGTTACGCAGCTTGAATCCGTTACGTTCATCAGCATAGGTAGCGTAATTGGTGAAGGCAGAGTACAGAGCAAAGGCATTGTTACCACGAACACCTACCTCCTGATTGTACAGTTCAAACATACGCTTGGACTTGCCTTTGTCGAGAGACTCAAGCATAGACTTCACGTTGTCTGCATACAGAGGCTTGTTAGCCCAGCCTTGCAAGCGTTCTGACTGTGTATAGAAGTCCTGCTTGCTACGGTTTAGCTGGTCAATGAATGTGTCAAGGTTAAACCCGCTGGTATTCTTACGGCGTACCTTGTCATGCTCACCACGTATCTGCCCATTGGTACAGAAGAAGTCGATAGCACCGAACAGTACCGTGTTTGAACACGTACCGTCCACACCATGCAATGCAATGATGCGCTGTGCTATTTCAGTCTCATGCTTTGGGGTAATAATCTTAGCCTTCACATTAGGCAAGGTCATGTCCATCATGGCCCAGCCATTGTGATGGGCATCACGCCATGCAATGTTAGCATCATCTACCTCATGTGAAGAAAGGTTCTCTGTCACTGCGTCCATAACGCTGCGAAAGAAGTCACCATGTGATGCACAGGTGAAGTCTTTACCAACAATAGCAATGGGTTCGCCAGTGCTGCGATTGATTACATACTTCTTGTCACTAACTCTAGTGGGTTCAAAGTCTACCTTGAAGTCAAGGTTCTCAGGGATATATTCTAATGGCATATCTATTCTCCTTTTGTTTGTGAATATGCAGTTATATCATATAACGTAGCATCGGTCAAGTGGCATCCTCATCCCACCGATAATCTGCATACCATTTTGAGCCAAAATCTGGGTCTATAGGCTGGACCAAACCGAAATGCCTAGCAAGAAAATTATCAGCACCATCTAGTTCACGAATGGTATCGTAATCAATACATGCCTTATCAGATGTAGTTACGTTTAAGTCTTTGATAGCATTGATTATGTTACGCATACGTTCAATCTCGTGGCCTTCTAGTTCTATCTTACACTCTTTACTTTTCAACATTGTCTATCTCCTCTACCAATTTAGTTGCGTTGTCATATAGCACATTACGTGCCGTGATTAGATGCCCACAGTCTTGTGGCTCTGTGATGCTATCAAGATAAGCTATCTCATCCATCAATGCAACAACGTGTTTAGCATTACTGCGTCTTTGTTTTAGTGTGTTCATGGTTGAACTCCTCTTTTAAAATGTACATCTTAATATCATGTGCCTTATCTTCTAGTAGATAGGCAAGTTCACTAGCATAGTCCTCGTCACTACATCTGAACCAGTCGGCCCAATGTTCTAGGGAACCAACATATGCTCTAAGGTTCTTCTTTATCTCATCATCATACGGTGCTAACATTGTCATACTCCTCTAACTCATGTGCTTCTATACATTCAGCAGTGCCAATGTGTCCACCTGTCAGGTTTGTCCACTCCGAATAGGCATTAGCCTCTGCCTCTGCCAGTGACCCACCTGATACAATTACCCTGCGTTCCACTGTGCGTTCCACTGTACCCATTACAAGTATTGAATATGTTTTCTTATTCACGTAAACCTCCCTATCAATCCGATTATAAAGTGATACAACATCCAGCTTATGCTGGCCCATATACACGCAAACAAGAACATCTCAATGCCATCA